TTCGCCACCGGGTAGCCGCCAGCGAGCGCCCCGTCGTTGATGACGAGGCGATTGTTCGTCGTGTCGATAACGGCTTCGCCCTGCGCGCCGGTGAAGGCGAGAACTTGGCTTGCGGTGCCGCGACGAAGTTGAAGTTGCTCGCTCAAGGAACGGTCCCCAGGTTGATAACATCGACCACGGCGTCATTGGTTGAGCCGAAGTCGTCTGAAAGCGTCACAGCGCCAGTTGTGAGTCCGAGGTCGACCGCTGAGCCGGCCAAGAGCTGAAGGGCGATCGGATTGACCACCGTGACCACGATGGCGCCCAGATCGAGCGAAGCACTCGGCGGGACTGCGACGGAGCCGAAATCATCTGCCAACGTCGGCGTGTCGATCACTTGGCTGAGATCGAGCGGGAAGCCGGTTTGAAGCTGCGCGAAGATGGGGTTCGGAGACGTCGGGGCCATGGTAGCGTAGGTGTAAACGGTACAAGTCGAGAGGTCTTGCAATCCGCCGCCAAGCGGGTTGAAGCTCTGGAACTTAAAAAATAGCATCTTGCCGGCGAGGTTCGCCGGAAGATCGAACCGGCCGACTGCGCCATCGAGGCGGGCGAACGGTGCGCCGCTCGAGTGTGTTACCGGCGACGACCCACCGAGGCCGCGCGCAAGCCCGGTCAAACTGTAAAGGATTGGGTTGCCGGAAGTGAGCGTTGCCACCTCGTAGCCAAGGAATTCATTGTCGACGATCGACAGGGTCCCGCCCTGTTGTGCCGCCGCTTGGCTTGTCCCCGACAGAGACCCGCCGCTTTCCGTCAGATTGAGGGCGAGCGCGTCGACCGCATCCCATCCGGCCGCAGCGGGCAGGCTCGCGGTTAAGAACCCTTGGCGGAGCGGCGCGTTTAGCATCGCGACTTGCGAGTAGGTGATGCCGTCAACTGACATCCACACGACGGCGCCGCCCCATTGGCCCGAGCCGCCTGCGCCGATGCCAGAAGCGCCGACCCAGATTTGAGACACGCCGTTTGTCAGCGAGGTCGGCGGCTCGACAATAAGCGGCGTGTTGATCGGAACCGCAGGTACGCCAAAATTCGGCTGGAACCCTGTTGCCGATGCGCTCGGATTGTATGCCGGGTTCGAGACTCCGGTGACAAGCTCCTCGCAGGTGAACGCGAGAAGGCCCCTGTCGTCTTCCTCGATCTCAGTAATGCGGACCGGATAGTCCGACAGGCCAAGATTAGCGTCTGTGATTGTGACGACGTCCATGGGGTCAAGGAGGCAATATTCCCAAGACAACTTGAAGGTGAATTTGGTTCTGACGTAAAGCTCGCGTTGCAAGATTGTCTGCGCGATCGCCGGGCCCATGACGAACTCGTCGCAGATCTCGTGCGCCTCAATCGTTGACCCGACGCGAGGGCCGAAAATTTCAATCTGGCTTTGATCGCGCGCCTCTACCGGGAGTGCGGAATATTGGTTGCCGCGCGACAGAACTTCGACGCGCTGGATGGTCGGCAGCGAGAAAATGTCGACACGCTCGACCTGGACTGGGTCTTTGTTGCCCTTCTCATCGATGAAATCGAGATCAGTCAGATCGTAAACTGGGGCGAGGTTGGGCGTGAAGTTGCCAGCGGCGCCCGCCGTGTATGTGATGATGACCGGTCTGCCCTCATCGGCTGGCCCGAAAATATAGGAACCTGGCTCGGACATGCCGTATTCACCGGACACGCCGGGGATCTGCGCGCCAATAAACACGAAAGGCACCCCGGAAATTGCATTGACGACTCCGCCGTCTGATACAAACTGAGTTGCCGCTGCGACCGTAATCACCGCCGGCAGGGCCGTGCCGGATGACACTGGGATCGGAATGGGGATCGACAATTGGGTGCTGAAGGTCTGCTCCTGGCCTTCGGTGATCGCGCTGTCGGCGTACGGAATGAATTTGAGGAGACCGCCGCTCCAAACGGCGGCAACCGAGAAGATCTGCAGCCAACGCGTCAGAATGCTCGAACCCTGCTCTTGGCTTACGAGCGCCGGCGAGAACGCGTAGCCCATCGCGCGGCAATAGGCCTGGAGGGAATCTGGATTGGTGAATAGCGAGCCGGAGTCGATGCTGGCCGAGCTGAAGCCGCAGCCATATTGGGCATTGGTTAGAAAGTCTTGGATGACTAGAGCCGGATCGGCGTCCGTTCCGTTGACGCCGGATCCGGCAAGGATGCCGATCACCTCGAAGTTATGGTTGCCGACCGAGGCCGAGTCGCCAAGATTGTAGCCAGCCGCCCATGCGATCGCTGTTCCCTGATAGGCGAGCGCGTTATAGGGGTAGATCTCCTGTAGATAAGGCCAAACGACTTGCGGCGTCGTCCCGTTGAAAATGCCGATGCCCAGCTCGAGTGGGACGTAAACGCCTAGGTCTTTCCAGAGTAGGCCAATCCCTGCGATCGGTCCCTCGCACAGCCCCATAATGAGATCGGCCGTGTAAATGTAGCTGCTCCCCGCCGCTCCGCCGCCGAAGACACCTCCCTTGCCGCCTATGCCTTTACCGCTTCCGCCGGGGACGGCCTGGAAATTTGCGAACCAAATGAGATTCGGGGCGATCTTATTGCGCCCCCAGACGATCGGAATCGGCAGTGTCGAGGTCGCGGTCTGGACCTGCAGCGACGTAAAGTCGGGCTTGTCATTAGCGCCGCGGCGAAGGAAGCCCATGTCAGCTCCAATAACTCGCGAACTTCGCGGTCTTCATCTTCGCCGATAGCTCACCCGCACCGACAATGTCTTCGATCACGAAGCGCGACGGGGCGAAGGCATGAATGATCGATAGAGGGTTGAGTCGTGAGACGATTCCGGCGTGTGCAAAGAGGCGCCCGATTCGGAGAACGACTGTATCGCCCAGGCCAGGTTCGCGGACCTCATGCGCGCGTTCGAACAGGAACCCGAGATATTTTTCCTCGCCGCGATGCATGAACCAATCGCGCGTATAGGGTCGCGGATCGAACTTCTCGACAAGGCCCAGATCGCCATAGATACGGACGAGGAGCATCGCGCAATCGACGCCATGCCCCTTCACATCCGCTGCATGATGATATGGCGTTCCGATCCAGGTTTTTGCTTCGGCGACGACAGCCGCGCGCTGAGAGGCGCTCATGCGCGGCGCCCGGCGAGTTCGATGGCTCGATCATAAAGGGAAAGGATGTCGGCTCTCTTTGTTGCGTGGTGGTCGCTATAGGCCGGGATGCTTGTCCACGGAGCGGGGAGGGCTCTTTCCAGAAAGCGATACGGCTCGCTGATGATGGTTTCTGGCGTAAGCCAAAGGGCGACGACCGGGCACGTGTCAGGCCATTCTTGCTCGCTGCGCTGACGCGCGAGGCTCAGCGTCGCGATTATGTCATCGTGTAGCGCTACCGGCCTTCCGTCGAACAAGCGTTCCGCCTTCATGTCAGTAAGCCAATTGCGGCGGTGGCACGTAGGGGAAGCCTCGGAAACTGGGTAAGTTGTTGAATTTAGCCTGACACGTAAATTGCGTGTGGTCGCAGCCGAAGGCGACGTTGAATTCGTCTCCCGCCTCAGGAGCGAACGGCAGCGGATACATGAGATTGTAGGCCGATCCAGCGACGACGCTCCTGATCGTGGATCGGACATTGGCGTTGGCGCCCGAGGTGAATACGAGCGAGCCTTGCGCATCGCCGGCACGCGCGCCAGAAAAGTTGATTGTGCTCGAGTTCGACCCCGCGCCGCTCGCGCCGTCCAACGAAAACGTGCCACGAATAATGCCGCAGCCAGCGTCATAGAGGACGTGCAAGCAGGTCGGAGAAAACAGGTTCTTCGGCATATCGTAATCAAGGATCACGAGATCCGACGCTACGGTTAGCGTGGCCTGGGTGCGTCCCACGTTGTCAACAGTCGATACCCGTCCTTGGAAGAGCCTTACACCGCCAATGACCGAGCCTCCCGGAGCGGTAAGGAAAACCCTGTCTCGGTAGACCGGGGCTCCGTCAAAAGCTCCGTCACGTAGAGCGACGATGAAGGGGGCGCCGTTGATTATGTCGGTCGGGCGCGCGGCGATCGTGATTTGCTGCTTGTCGACTTCAAGGCCGATCGATCCCTTATATTTGAGCCCGGCGACGAGCGGCCCATTCGCGAGAAACGTGAATCCATTGAAGGGGACGTCGTAATCGACGGTTGTCCAGGTGTATTGCGTCCCGGTCGTCGTGATGAAGGTGAAGCACTCGGCAAAGGCAAGTGGCGCGTCCGGGGCGGCGCGGGCGGCGTTGATCAAGTTGATGACACCGGTGGAAGTCTGTTTCATGACCAGAGGAAATCCCGGAGGCCGGCTATCAGAGAACGCATTCCAGCACCCCATGCTAGAAATCTAAGGGCTTCGACAGGGATCATCGGAGCGCATCCTTTGAGCCGCGCGGTCTCTCTTGCTGACTTCATCGAGCTTGGAGATCTCGCTTGTCCGAGTCAGCGCAGAGCGCTCGCATGGGTCCGGCTCAGCGGAATCGCAGGAGCGCAAGTAAGGAGAAGTTCCGCGCCGAACGCGGTTCGGTTTTGACAGGCTGTCTGCGTAAGAACGCCGGCTGACCAGGAATTACGACGTCCTAACTGATTTGAATTTAATACTGTCGACCTGCCAGAGGTTCGACATGAATTCCTCGAAATCCTGGTCATCAGAGTCGAAGCGGCATTCGAAGGCGTACGCAAAGGTTGCTGCAATGGGGATGCCGGCTGCGGGCGGAGACGCGAACACGAGGGAGTTGGGTGCCGATAGGGACCAGCCGGATGTCTGATCAACGTTGTTTAAAAAAACGTTTGCGACGCTCGTCACCCAGCCAACCGGCTCGAGGAACGCGCCCATAAAACGGGAGAACGTGAAGCCCGAAGTCACTCCATCGCCAGTCGCGAAGCTCACGTTCGTCGCTGTGCTGTCAGTTGGATCGACATAGAGGAAGGTCCCGAGTTGCCCTTGCACTTGAAGGAAGAAGCCCATCAGCGCCTGTAAGGAATTAGCGCCGGCTCCGGGGTACGAAGTTGGCGATGAGGACAGCGCGTCGAAGGTCAGCTCGAACTGCCAGATCGGGTTCTGATAAAGAGCGTCCCGAACCTCTCGTCCGGACACATGACTCGCAATCAACGTCGAAAACACCGGTTTTTTGTGCGCGCTCCAGCCGAGGCCGGCCAGCGTCGGGAACGGTGGTGGTGTGGTCATATCACGGCCGGACCGTCACGAGCCGCACCGTTCGGAGCGTCCAGAGCATCGTCATGAACTCCTCGAAATCCTGTACGTCTTCTGCGAATCGGCAGAGCCAAAGAACGCCGAAGTCGGCCGTAATGCTGGCGCCAGTACCTGGTGCCGCCGTGAACGTGATCGCGGGTAGATAGCCACTTGAAACGGACCATCCGGCCGGTTGTGCGGCACCGTCTAGGTAGATCGCAGCAACGCCAGGTGTCCCATAGACAGGGCCGGTGTAGGAGCCGATCGAGACCGCCAGCGGGAAAACCGTCTGAGAGCCGTCGCCCGCTCCGATCAGCTGGCCGGTGGCCACGGAAAGACCGGGCGGCTCGACCCAGAATGGCGCGGCGGCTCCTCCTGCTAGTTCGAAGAATGCGGCTATTGCCTGCAATTCGAGATCCGCAAGGTCCGAACGCAATATGTCATAGGTTAGGTCGATTTCGAAGTACGGGTTCGCAGACCGCTGCGTCCGCGTCTCCCGTCCGGTTACATGCTGACCGATCTCAGTTTTGAATTTTGGCTTGATATGGACAGACCACGCGAGAGCCGGTCCGAGCGCGAGGGTAGGGAATTCCGGAGGGGTCGGCGGAAGGCTTGGCGCAGGCGCCGGCAAGACGGCGCGGGTCGTTCCGATCCAAAGGCCTTGCGGCCAGTTTCCAGAGTCCCCCCAAACGCTGTTTAGGATCGGGAATGTCGGGAATGGGCGCGCGTCCGTATTCCAGACGCAGCAGAAATTCCAGTTGAGCATCGGCACGCCGCCGATCGTCTCGTTGTTCCCGTCGACGTTCCAATACTCGTAGACCGCCTCGAGAGCGAGCACCTGAATGGTGTCGTCGCGGCGCGGCAGATAACCGAGTTCGTTGGCTGGGTCCCAAATCGACCAATAGGCAGTGAGGCTCTCGGTCGACTTGGGGTCGAAGAAGACGTTCGGTTGATTGGTCGACTTGTCGCAAGCCGCGAAGCCATATTCGAGCGTCAGGATCGATTTCGAGTTCGCGACCCATTCTGTTTGCGGCCCGTGCGGCGCGAAGCCTTGCCCGTCGCCGTCGTCATAAACCGCCTGGTGAGGATTGTTCCACCACCACCGCAATTGTTTGTTCGCGAGGATTTGCTGATTGGGGAAATACGGGTTGCGCGTCTGCGCCAGGCGGTCGCCCTCGGGGAGTGACACTCGAAGATCGGTCCCGTTCGGATCGAGCCCGCGCCCCAAATTGTTGCTGTCGTCGTAGAAATAGTCGAAATACTGCCCGCCCTCAATGTTCCCCTTGAGATAGGGCGTCGAGTAGATCGTCGACGGGCCGCTGAGCCCTAAGCCGTCAAACTGCCCCGCGGCCGGCGGCCATGCGCCGCTGTATTTCGGCTCTTGCCAATTCAGAGCGTCCAATCCGCCTAAGCCAGTCGTCCAGTCTGTCAGCGGCATGTAATTGTCGAGGCTTACAAAATCTATGTTCGGGTTCGCCCAAAGCTGGTCGAGATGAGGCCATTGACCGCCTATCGCCGCACCGCCTGGGCCAACGGTATGCTGCCAGCCCATCCAACTCGACCAATCCGCGGAATAGCAGATGAGGTTTTCGAGCATCGTCGTGTTCTTTGTGAAGCCAGCGCCGTCGAACGTCGACCGAACGTCGTTCGCGAGCACGTTGAGCGCCGCGACCATCGGATAGTCCCAAACCGCGTTTCCAGAGCCGTCGACTGTCCCTGCCTCGGTCCAGCCAGGCCCGCGGAGGATTTCGAGCCCCCGAAGCTCAGAGCCAATGACGAACAGGTTCACGCCGCCGGCGACCGCGCAGAGGTTTGCGCAATGGAGGATCATCCTCCGATAGGTCCAGTCGAACAGGCCGCCCGAATAGCTGACCGTTAGTTTCACCGGGTCAGGCGTGAAGTCCGCGACCGTTGCGCCGCCCATGAAGGTTGCAACATCTTCCGTCGCTTGCTGCGTGAGATCGCCCGGCGACGTGATGCGTCCACGCCAGGGAAGGCCCGATCCCGTCCCCAACAAGAACGGATAAAAGACGACCATAAAACCGCGGCTTTTGAGATCGCGGATGCATCGGACAACACTGGGATCGCTCGGCGTGCCGCCGTATACGAAATTGGTTGACCCGGGCAGCGAAGGGAGCGGGATGAGCCCCGGGAAATCCTGCTCGGTTAGGCCCGACACCCTCCAGCTGACGGGAGCGAAGGCCGCGCCGCTCCACTGCTCGAACTCGCCGAGTATGAAGTTGGTTGACGGGTAAACTTGGCACGTCGAAGCGTCTGTTGAATCGAAGAACCACGCAATCACAAGACTGATGGTTTTGCATTCCGGGTGGTCAATCTGAAATTGCGTGATTGCTTTTGTGTAGTCCGTCGGCCCGCCCGCCGAACTGCTAAAGAAGTTGAGAATTGTTGCGTTGTTAAGCCCGCTTGACCCGCGCTGAAACCCGACTGCCGAGATCGTGTCGTAGGCGAACTCGCCCGTCGAGGGTAAGAGATGGACGCCGGTGACTGTCGGAACGGTCATCAGCGTCCATTGAGCCGCTTGAGGCCAAGGGCAGCGCCATGGCGAACCGCTTGGTCGAGCGCCTTGGCCATGCCCGAGCCGTTCTGGCGCATCCAGGATGAGACCGACGCGCTGTCAATCGCATTGACGTGGAAGTGTGTGGTCGGGTGAATAGCGACCGATCCTCCCCCCGCACCGCTGCCGTTCGGGGAGCTCGTCAGCATCTCGCGCAACGCGCCAGCCGGCCCCGCGGGCATAATGAGCTCGTTCTGATGAATCAGCGCGAGTTGGTCTCTCGGGACCTGCCACATGCCGATATCAGCGGATACGACTGCTCCGGCCATGCCGGCGACCGTCGCTTGGGCCGCGGCCGCAGGACCGACCGCGAGCGGCCCCATGAGTGGCGCGAGAAATCCGAACACGCCGGCGAATGTCTCTGCGGCGGAGGATAGGATCGACTGGACCATCGCTGCGCCCTGCGCGCCCAGTGAGGCCGCTGCGCCGGCCTGTTCCGCGCCGGTCCGTGCGGCGACGCCTGTCGTGGTCGCGGCGGTCTTCATCGCCTCGGCCAGCACGTAGCGCTCAACGGTCGTTTCGCTCCACTCGATGAATTTGATGAGCAAGTCTTCGAGCGTGTTTCTGAACGCCGTATGCCAAGTCGTCGTCCCGGTCAGCAACCCACGCAATTGGGAGTTGAACGCCTGTTCGATGGTATTGCCAAACGCTTGATAGTCGCGCTCCTGGTCTTGCAGGGAAGAGCGGGTCGCCGCCGCCATCTGATCGTCGCGGCGCCGCGACGCTTCGGTGTGCCTGTCGTCGATACGCTGTTTTCCAGCAAGCGATTGCTCGCCCAAAGCGTCCTGATTTTGCAACGCAGCGAGTTCGGCAGCATACTCTTGGCTGATCGCGCTTTGAGACAGCTCAAGCTTTTGCTGCTGGGTGATTTCGTAGAATCGAGCCTCTTCGGCGTAGAGGGCAAGCTTTTGCTTCAGCCCGTCCGCGAGGAGCCTCAGTTCTTCCGAGGTCGCAAGTTGCGCGGCTCTTGTCGCGTCGGCGTAGCTCGCGTCGTCGCCCGCTCGCAATGCTTGGGCGGCGTGGGCTGCGTCGGCTGTGAAAGATTGCTGGAGCGCCCGGGTCGCGTCCAGCCCGTCGCGATAGGGCTGCAGATGACGAGGGCTGAACGCCTGTGATGATGCGGTGGCCAGAGACGACAATTGTGCGTTGATTTCCCCGAAAGGCGCCGAAAAACTTTGCAGCGCGTCTTTCGCTTGACCGACTCCCGATACGAAGTCGGAAACCGAAGCGTTGAAGCTGACGGAGACATTTGCGTCGGCCATCGCTGATCCTTTGACCTTGCTGGGTTCGTCAGAGCGCGCCGTTTGGGAAGGCGACCTTCAGTTCCGCGATCGTCGGCTGGCGCAGTGGCGCGGCTTCCTCTGGCGCGCGATACTTGAGCGCCGCGGCTACTAGCCAGTGAGCTGGCGGGTTGCGGCGCCATTCGGCCCGCAGCGCGAGAAGACGCGGCATGGTCAATTGGTCTAGCGTTTCGTCCCAGTTCCAGCCCGTGTTGGCGACGACCTGGGCGATCAGGGCGTCGAAATCAACTTTCCCGCGGTTTGCGACGCCTCCGGCGTCGCATGCGGGGGCAAAGCTTGATCTCCAATTGTGCCCGGCTGAAGCCCAGCTGCCCTGGCCACAGACGGAAAAGCTTGGATCAGTTCGCCGACCGAGAATGCGAGGTCAAGAAACTTCGCGAGGGAAAGCTCGGGCTCGACGAAAGAGACCGCGCGCCAAGTCGCTTCGGCGAGACGATCGAGCTGGGCTTCGCCGAGCCCCGCGACGGATTCGCCTGACATCGAGGAGCCGCCGGCTGCGAGATAGACGTCGAAGAGCGCCGGTTGGATCGCCTTGATCGCACGGAACGGCAGATGCGGAACCGACCAGGTCTTTCCGCCAAGAGAAATGGAGAACGCCTCCTCGCTCACGCCGCGTCTCCGAAGTTGAAGGTCATAACCTGACCGGCCGCGTTTGCGAATGCCTGGAACTCGAAGTCCGGCTTGGAGAAGTCCTCGATACTTGTGTCGAACGAGAATTTGCTGGCGACGCACTGATTGAGCGTCACCGAGAACTGCGCGTTCGTCGTCGGATCGGTCGCGAACAGCGTCGCGGTAAAGGTCGACGTCGGCCCGACCAGCGGGTTGCCAATGACCAGAGACTCACCCGTTGTCGACGCCGTGTAGGTGTACGAGATGAGAACGCCCTGACCTTGGTCTGCCGTGGAGAAGGTATAAACGCCAGCCGAGGTAACTGAATACTGGCCCTGCGCTGGTGTAGACGCAACTGCGATGAGGGGAAATCCGCTAGAGGCGTAGGTGACGCCCTGGTCAGCCACGAAGTGTGACGAGCTCGTGACGGTGATCGTGAATGGGGTCGACGCAGGGACGCTGTGTACCTCAGCGAACTGAGATATCGTCGAGCCCGCAGTTGGCACCTGATTATAGAAAAGGCGGCCGAGGGCCTGCCCGCTGAAGCGCGCCAAGGACGCTTTACACGTCACCTTGCGCGTGCCCGATCCGACCGCGACTGGGAACGCATACTGGCCGTAGAGTTCCTTGACGCTGACCGACGTGTCTACGCTGACCTTCTGGACGAGTCCGAAGTTGATCGGAGTCGGAGTCGCGACGTTAAGTTGCGTGCCGGTCAGCACGCCCGAGCCGAATACGAACATGAGGGTAACTCCATTGGGCGATTGAAGTGAGGACCGCGTCGTCGCCGACAGAGCGGCGCAACGCGTTTCTCTCAGATTGTCAGCGGAACGCGGGGCGACGCCTTAGCTTCACGGCCCGATGAGCCGCACCGCCACCACCGCAAGCCCATCGCCGTCCAGGTCGCCGGTGTCTCGCACCGGGACGCCCGTGATCTTGCAGTCGTACACCGCGCCGCCGAGGGTCTGGCGGCCAAGGCCGACGTTGGAGCTCGCGGGCGCAAGCGCCGCGTCGATCGCGTCGAGAGCGTTGTTGATCGCGGTCGCGCCCGGCGTCGTGGGGTCACGGGCGTCAAAATATAGAAAGAGCTTGGCCTCCAGCGTCCGTTTCGGCGTTGCGGGGGAGGCCCACTGATAGTTTTCCGGCCCAGCTTCGAGTTGGAAGAACGCCGGCCGCAGCGCGGCCGGAACTTCGCTCCACAGTTTCATCCGCCGCGAGGCAAGGCCCCACGGATAAGCCGAGGAGACGGCGGCAAACAGCGCCGAAAAGGCCGCTTCGCGGGTCATGTGCTCTCCCATGCCTCGGCTGCGGCGTTGGCAAGCCCGTCGACGATCTCGTCTTTCATGTCGTCAAGCGAGGAGCGCAAATAAGGCCGTTCAGGAATCACTGAGCCCGGATGCTCGACTCGGCGTGCGAAATGCTGACCATTGCCGGAAACGAAGGCGAGTACGTCGCCCTTCACCGGCAGGATTTCGTGCGCGCTCGTCTTGCCGCCATATTCCTGAATCGCCGCATATTTCACGTCGCCTTTGGAGCCGACCGAAGCGAGAATGTCGTCGCCCTCAGCGGTGACGTTCGCCGTGATCGAATCGCTGAGCGCGCCGGAGCGCGCATTCAACACGGCGCCGGAAAGCTTGTCGTCTTTGACCAGGTCGACAAGCGCACCTGCGAGTTCGGCGGCCTTCGCGCTGAGCGCCGCCTGCAAGGCAGCGGGATAACCATCAAATTGCGTTCTTGTTTCCTCGAGACCGTTGAGTTCCAGCGCGAACATCAGAGAATGACCCGCTTATAAGGTTGCAGCATCGCCTGGATCGGCGCTGACATGGCGCTCGTATCGTAGGCGATTGTTTCCTGGCCGCCGATCGATTTTGACTTGAGACCGATGCGCTCGGCGGCGCGAAAACGCTCAGCCGCCAGCTCCAGAGCCGCTTGTGCGATATCCTGTGGCACATAGCCGTAAGAAATGGCGACGGATTGTCCGGCGTCTGCTGCGGAGAAGGTATACGCCCCGGCGCTGACGGCATATTGGCCAGCGGTTGGTGAGGCTGAAACCGATGTCAGCGACGCGCCGGTTGCGGTGTAGGTCACGCCGAGGTCTGACCCCCAAGATCCATAAGGCGAGAGCGCGGCAAGCAGAAGAGGCGCGGTGGCGGGAACGGCTTGCGCTTCGTTTTGGACCGCGTACCCGGCGCTGTAGGATACGATGAGGCTCTGCCGTCCCGACCGGTATTGATGGCCGAATAAATCCAGCGCCTGTGGTCGTCCCGGCGGAACCCCGTCGCCGGGCTCAAGGGCGTAGCCGATCGAAGCTTCCAGGTCAGCGTTCTCGTCTAGAGGAACGGCGATTCCGCGCCATGTCACTGAGGTCACCTGCAGCACCGGCCAGTTCCTGAGCGTGACGCGATTGGTCTCGGGATCAATCGTCTCCGCGTAAGAAAACGGCAGCAGGCTGGGTCGGCTGAGCGTCGCGTAGATCGAGCGACTCGCAGCGGTGATGAGCGCAGCGAGCGTCGCATCGTTCGGGCCCGGCGCGGAGGGCAATCCGAGCCAGGCCTTCAACGCCGCGAGATTGGTCAGATCGAAGGGCGACATGCGACGCTCGCTGAGACGATGCGAAAACGAAACGGTCGCGCGGGTGCAATTCGCCCGCGGCGATGCGCTTGCCAGGGCTGAGCGTCAGCCGTTGCCGATGTTGGTGAGGATGCCGATGCCGAATGAGGCGTATATGGCCAAGACCTCTTCGGCGTAGACGCCAAACTCGCGGCGACGAGTGCGAACTGGCCAATCGACGCGATAGTAGTCGCGACGCGTCAAGACTTCCGCGACGTTGGGCGTCTCGTTCGATTGATACCACGCCGGAAGTCGTTCACAGTACGCCAGGATGGTGCCGGGCGGCAGATCCGGATGAACCGGCATCGGGATCTCTGTGCCGGTGAACGGATTGTAGTACCAGCGTACGACACCGGAGGCCGTGAACTCATAGGGCGCTGACTGAGAGGCGTCGACATTGTAGCGAACGAGCGGGCCGGATGCGTTCGTCAGGCACTTCGACGTGATGTTCTTCTGCTCCTGCGCGTTGACATAGATCACCGTCGGCGAAAGCCGATAGGTATTCCACATCTGCAGGAGCATATTGTCGATCTCGGCGATCGAGCCGCGGCCAGACGGAGTGAGGAACGTGCCCGTCCCTGCCGGACCCGACGCCAGCGCCTGAACGAACGAGGCCGTTGCAGGGTTGAAGCCGTCCGTCAGCAATCCGTCAAACGCCAGCCCCGGGTTGCGAGAATTGTCGGCGGTGATGACGGTCGCCGGCTGCTGGCCTGAAACGAGGGGCACGCTAAAGGCGACGCTGTTGATTGTGGTGATTGCCTGCAGCGTCTCCGACCCAGCGGACCCGAGATACCATGCATAAGCGACGGCGCCGTTGATGATTGGGGCGGTTGCAAACAGCGTCTGTCCGAGCGTCACCGCTTGTGTGACGTTGGCGCTGCGCATCGAGGAGCCGCCGTTCAGCGTATAGGTGCTGCCGTCGTTGCCGGTGATAGTCTTGGTTGCCGCGACTCCGCCGGAGAGGGTTGAGTTGCGGTAGCCCTCGAATGTCAGGCCGACGACGATCACCGAATAGGTCTGGCCTGGCAGGGTCGCGCCAGTGCCCGAGGCGGTCAAGGTCGGAGCGCCGGCCGTGCCGAGCGCAAGCGAAGTATTGCCGCCCAGGAGCGCAGTCTCTTCCTTGCGCATCGTCTTCTGCAGGATGCGCAGGGTGGCAGTGGCGTTGATGTCTTCGAAGCCCTGGGCGGCAGCCTCCGCTTCGAAGGTCACCGTGTCTTCCTCGCCCAGCGTCACGTAAGGGAGGGTGATGGAGGTAGCGGAATAAGACATGCTCGCCGAACGCTGGCCTTCCGGCACCCAGCCCATCGCATCGAAGCCGGAACCGGTCGTGGCGAAGATTGAGCGCCAATGCGCTGCATCGCCAGGGTTGAGGCGCGCGACGCGAGGCACCGAATTGCGGAGCGGCGTAATCGTGGGATAGAGGTTCTTCGCGGGCGCCTGCAGGTCATATGCGGTCAGACCGGTCGAGATCGTGACGTTCTTGGCGAGCGAGTCTTTCATCAGACCCAGCGTCTCCTGGGTCGTCAGCGCGATGTTCATGAGATCAGTCCTTTGGCGCGGATAGGGGTTAGGGAGATGGAAGTGTGGAGCGACGGCGAGACGCGGTAGCAGCGTCGCCGATAGAGGTTCTCAGGCGACCCTAGATCCTGAGCTTGCGAGCGGGACTCTTCACTTGAGGTAGGGCAGAAGCGCTGTTTCGATCGCGAGAATATCCACTCCGGCGGCGATGGCGTTGGTCGGTGCGCCAGCCGCACAGATCGTTTGCGCTTGGGCGTAGGCGTTCTTGGCGTCGGCGTTCATTGTTGCGGAGAGCGGACCAAGCGTGGGAAGCGCATTGCAGACGTTGTTGTAGGCGGTGGTGACTGCGGTTGATGCGGCAGGCGTAAGTTGCCCGGTCGAAGTGCATCCGGTGAGCAGGCCGCAGATAGTTGCGAGGGCGAAGACGGGCTTGAAGGGGGTCATCAGAGTCTCCTTGAGAACGCCAAAGGACGCCTCGGCGGCAATCGCCAACTCGTGGCGTCGTAACGCGTCGCCCTCTGACTGTTCCTCTCGGCCGAAGTCCGAGCGGCGGGCAGGGCCGCAGAAAATCTGCGGCGGCCGAAGCGTCGAGCGGGTGACCGATCGCCGCCGTGAGCAAGGCGATGGCCGCTGAGCTTCGACCGCCGCCTCGCCGAACGCCGCGGCGTCAGCGATTCCGTCGGCTGCGACTGGGAGGGAAGTCGCGGCGCGGCGGGGTCTCGAAGTGAACGTGCTTACTCGGCCTGCGGCCGCGGTTCAGAAGCGTGGCGGGGCGGGATTGGCTAGGCTAATCTTCGTAAGCGCCAGTGCGCGCTCGTGAGCCGGTAGCGAAGCTAGGCGCTGGATGGCGTCGTCGGCATTGACCAGGGTCCCGTTGGCGCCATCCGCAGTCTTGGCTATCGACCGCAGCGCAGCCTTAGCTGGCAGCGGCTGGGCTTCTAGCGCGGCGATGCGCTTTTTCATGTCTGCAAGCGTGGGCGTCAGCTCCTCAAGCGCCTTGCGCAGGGCCGTATTTTCCCTAGCCATGCCGTCGAGCCTGAGCGCCGCTTGGGTCAGGGCCGCGGCGGCCTTAGCTAGCGCGCCAGGCGCAGGGTTCCCCGACGGACCGAAGAAAGCGGCTGCTTTATCGGCCGCTTCCTTCCAATCGTCCGGCAACGCGCCTTCAGCGCCGATTGCTTTTGCGCGAGCTATAATGTGCGTCTTGACGTCCGGTTTCTTGCCGCTCCGATAATAGTCCCTCAGGGCGTTCTCGATGTCCTTAACGGAGCGGATTGGATACGAGCCGTCCGGCAGCGCAACGCGCTCTTGCGCATCTTTCTCACGGTCTCCGCTCAAGAACTCGCCCTTGTCAGCGTCGTAATCGTCGTCCGCATCAGGGTTTCCATCGACAGCCGCGTCAACGTCCTCGGCGCGTGAAGCAAAGGCCCGCTTTTTGATCACGCCACCCTTGACGACGTCGAATGTCGCGTCAGGCACGCAGGGCAGATCGACGAGGGAGATTTCATGCGGCTCGGCGGTGTAGCGGGTTAGTCCGGTGTCGGGATCCGCCCACCGCTTCACATAGCGGCCGCCCTGGCTGAAGCCGGTATAGACTCCTTCCTGAACCTTTCGCCATTCGTCGTCATCAACAATCTTGGCGCAGACCGTGATACGCTTTGCATCGTCGTCGAAGGCGATGTCCGTCAATTTTCCAGCGGCGACCGCGGTGTGCATGACGCGGACGGCGCCGAGGGACTTGCCGCCGCTCGCTGCAGCTGCTTCCGCGGACCATTTCTCAAAATTGGGCTTGCTCGAGGCATAGTCGAAAATTTCGCCGGAGCGATCAGGCGTCTCCGCGGTTGCAACGCCTGTTACGAGGCGTCGATCGAGATCGACTTTGGCGAGCGGCAGAAACAAGTCGAGAGCGGACATGCAGGCTCCGGGAGGAACAAGCGAATCGCGCCCGTTTGGCGCGGGCGCAGGGAATGTCGGAAAAACTGGAGGTGGGAGCTGCTGGCCGGGGCGTCATCGCCGCCCGCACGATCTCCACTGTAGCTGACTATGCCACGACCGGCGTAAGCGGTCAAGGAAATGTTCTCTTTTTGTTCTACGGCTCGGAAACGCTAAAGTCTGCGAGACGGCAACCCGCAGCGCTGCATTCGTGTTCGATTCCGATTTGTACGGCTTGGATCATCAAGAGGGCAGCGTAACCGAGCTAATCTTGCTTGGCGTCTAAGCTAACTACTTTCCAAAGCCGAAGATCGAGCCGAGTAAACCTGTGAAGAAACCTCCTAGTACCTTAAGCGTATCTATGGCGTAAGTCACAACTCGAGAATTCGATGAGAAAAGAAGTGCATAGAATGAGCTGCCAGTAAAAAACACCAGCAAACTCAAGACGACGTACATAATGACCGATTTGTCGCGGTTCGTTGGAAAGCTGCCGTCGTCCGCGTACGCGACGCCGAATGTGTTGCCCCTGGAGACTTGGAGTCGACGAATTGAATTTAGCGCGTTCTCGGACTTCTCGGATAACGCTCCAAGTTGATCATTTATTGTTTTTGATTGAGACGGTCGCCCTCGCAGGAACAGAATTACATTCTTGCACGGTTGTTACTTCGTGCTTTTCGTTTTGGTGCGGTACAAGGACGCATCGCTGGCTCGATACAAAGACCGTAGGCGGTATGGTCGCTCTGAGATTGTCGACTTCGTTTTTCAGTGCAGAGATGCTGGCTGGATCGGGAATGTTTGCGGCTAAGTCCTGAATCGCCCGCGCTCGCTCATTCTGGGCGTCAATGGATCTGTTGACGTAAAAAATCGAGGCAGTGGCCAATCCAACCGCAAGGATAACGACCGGCCAGCCATGAGCGCACCTCTTTCGCCAAAAGTGGCTCTGCTCAGACGTTCCGGCAGCCGCTCGTGAG